AGAGTGGAGTGGCGTAGCCCTTCCACTAGTAAGACGTATCTTCGGAGAAATAGCTTCGAAAGAATTCGTTAGTGTACAACCAATGAACTTACCATCTGGACTAATCTTTTATCTAGATTTTAAATATGGTACGGCTCAAGCAGGAAAAGGTGGATTCAACGGAAAATCACTTTTCGGTGGAACTGGTTCGGACTTAGGTTCAACTGATTCAGCTGTAAACGGTTTATACGGTGAAGGTAGATTTGGATATACTTCAAATCAATCATCTACTGATATCGGTAATAGTGATTTAACAATTACTTCAGCTTCTTGGGCAGATGTGAACTTTGATAGTTCATTATCAGCTTCAGTATCAGATGGTACACTTGCAAAAATATCTTTTGCACATGGTAAAGATACTGCCGCTGGATTAACTAGACCTGATTTAGATGGTGTACGTTCATTCCATATCTCAGCTTCAGATTTCGCTACGGCAGATGCATTCTTCCCAGCACATTCTAAAGCAGTAGGAGTTAACGCAATTTTCTTCGCAAAAACTGCAGGATTATTGTTCGCAGATGACTTAACAGTTAAATATTCTGAAGCTCCAGTAGAAGCTAACAGAGGTGATTTTGAAGATAACACTCCAGGTTCGCCTGCAGATATCGGAATTCCTGAAGTAGATTTAGAATTAAAGTCTGAAGCAATTGTTGCTAAGACTAGAAAACTAAAGGCTGTATGGACTCCTGAATTAGCTCAAGATTTAAATGCATACCACAGTATTGATGCAGAAGCTGAATTAACTTCAATGTTATCTGAATATATCTCATTAGAGATTGACTTAGAAATCCTTGATATGTTAAAAGCTAACGCGTTAACAACTGAATACTGGTCTGTAACTTTAGGTGAAGAGTATGATTCAGCTAATAGTTCATGGGTAGCGGGTTCTAACTCAGCTGCTTATACTAAGAACTCTTGGTTCCAGACTCTTGGTGCGAAACTTAACAAAGTTTCAAACAAGATTCACCAATTGACACTTAGAGGTGGAGCTAACTTCGTTGTTGCTTCTCCAGATGTATGTACTATTTTGGAATCAATTCCAGGATTTACAGTTTCAGCTGATAAAGATGCTACATCTTTCGCAGCCGGTGTAACTACTATTGGTTCTATCGCAAACAGATACACAATCTACAAGAATCCTTATATGACTTCTAACGAAATCTTATTAGGATTTAAAGGAAGTAATTTCCTTGAGACTGGTGCTGTTTACGCTCCTTACGTACCGTTAATTATGACTCCGTTGGTTTATGACCCAACAAACTTTACACCACGTAGAGGAGTTATGACTAGATACGCTAAGAAGATGGTAAGACCAGAATTTTACGGAAAAGTATACGTTAAAGATTTAGCTAACCTATAATCGGTTAATTAAGTTTTAAACTTACTTGAAGTAAAATACTTAGGTATTTATAAATTAGAGAGATTCCGAAAGGTTTCTCTCTTTTTTTGTCTAAACACCTTTAATTTTCTTTTCCAATATTTATAAGTGTATAACTGAATAATAAGGAAAAACTATAATATGTCTCAAGCAAGAATTTGGACCGGTTCATCATCATTTACTTCAGGATCATCAACTCCATTCGGAACATTTGATTCTGATGCACAATTTCAAAGTGATGCTCCAAAAGTAGCATCATGGTGTGCTAAAAGATTGGGATACCCAATCATAGATGTTGAATTAGAGGGAGATAACTTCTTCGCAGTATTCGAGGAATCGGTATCTGAGTATTCAGCACAGGTAAATCAATTTAATATAAGAAACAACCTCGGTGCACTCGAAGGACAATCAACAAGTACAAATTTCAGCGGCCAATCGGTACAAGGTTCTGAATTGATGAATGTGGTTGCTATCTCAGAAGCATATGGTAATCAAGCCAATGTGGGTGGTAGAGCTGATATAAAAACAGGTTCTATTGATGCAAAACATGGAGTACAAGATTATGATTTACAAGCTCTATGGGGTGATGTATCTGAAAGTGGAAAACGAATTGATATAACTAAAGTATTTCATGAAGCTTCACCAGCTATCCAAAGATTCTTTGACCCTTACTCAGTAAGTGGACAAGGAACTCTTAATTTAATTGATGAATTTGGATTTGGTTCATTCTCACCAGCGGCACAATTTATTATGATGCCACTATATGAGGATTTATTAAGAATTCAACAAATTGAAATGAATGATCAGATTAGAAAATCGGCTCATACCTTTAATATAGTAAATAATAAAATACAAATATTTCCAATACCAGAAAAAAATTACACATATCACTTTGAATATCAAGTGGTGGATGAGGTTAAAGTAAAAGCGGCAATAATAAATCCTAATGTAGTATCTGATTACTCAAATATAGGATATAATTTTGCAGAATACCTTAACATCAATGATGTGGGTAAACAATGGATTAGAAAATACACACTTGCACTCGCAAAAGAAATGTTAGGAGCAGTTAGAGAAAAATACTCATCAGTTCCAATACCAGGTTCAGAAGTTTCCTTAGATGGAGCACAGTTACGTTCTGAGGCACAAACAGAAAAAGATAACTTAATTGAACAACTGAGAGAAAACCTTAATGAAGTAAGTAAACCCAAACGAATGGAAAATGAAGCAGCAATGGTTGAACAACAACAAACTGTTATGAATAAAGTTCCATTAGCAATTTTTATAGGATAAAGTTATGCCAAAGTTTTTCAACGCAAAGGATATTGATTTTATAAAAACTATCTCAGAAGAGGTGGTGGATTATGTAGTAGAACAGGCAGTAACTTTATTTAAGATATCTGTTGGTGAAACAACAACCAACTTATATGGTGAATCTTTAGGAAAAGTTTGGAGAGCACCTTCTACAATGATGGCTATTGTAGAGAGAGAACCAATGAATGTTGTATATGAAGGATTTGGTGCAGATAGAGCTGGAACAATTGAGTTTAGATTTAACAGAGAGAGATTGAGAGAAACCTCATACGCAGTTCCAAAGGTTAGAAATGTAAACGGAGCACTTGTACCAACAGAAGCTATACAAAACTTAACAGCAGGATATCCTGAGATTGGTGATGTTATGTTATATGATGGAATTTACTATGAAATAGATAATGTTAAAGAACCTCAATGGATTGGTGGTTCTCCTGAAGTTTATGATAAAGCCTCAAATACATTTGAAAGTACAAGTAATCAATTAATAGTTGCTGGAATAATGGTAAGGAAATCTCAAGTACAAATAGATGAAAGAACAATATAATGGCAGTAGACCCTTTAAAAAATGTTCCTTTAAATAGAGGAACTCAGTTAAAAAGAGAAGGTAATGAACTTGGAAAAGGAGTTCGACTTTATGATGTAGATTTGGCAATAGCCGAACACATGATAGATACGGTTGTACCATCTGTCGAAGTATTTAGAGAAAAAGTTAAAGTTCCTGTTTTATATGGTAATCCTGAAAGATGGACATCTGTACAAAAGAAGGGATATTTAAAAGATAAGAACGGACAATTGCAAATTCCTCTTATAATGTTTAAGAGAAATTCAATTGAACGAGATGAGACAATGTCATCTACAATGAATCGACATGTATCATATCCATCAGTATCAATGTATTCAAAAAAACATAGATACGATAAGTTTTCAGCAATGACTGGTGTTCAAAAACCAGTAGAGATATTTGATGTTGTAATGCCAGATTATGTTACCGTTTCGTATGAAGTAATAATATGGACTGATTTTACAGAACATATGAATAAAATTGTAGAAGCATTTCAATATGCTACAGATGAATATTGGGGAGATAAGAGTGGATTTAAATTTAGAACAAAAATAGATTCATTTGATAATACTACTGAGGTTGGGGAAGGTTCTCAGCGAGTTGTTCGTACAACATTCACTATGTTAGTAAATGCATATCTTTTACCAGAACAATTTAACAATGAATCAACTCATAGGAAATCACTTACACCTAAAAAGGTTGTTTGGGGGTTAGAAACTGATTTAACAGGATTAGGGGGAGGAAATTCTACTAA